GTGTAACCGCTTTGTGTGTCGAGCTGTTGCGTTGCTGCGTTGACCCCAAAAATGGGGAAGTTCCGGTCTTGGGCATTGACCTCAATAGCTTGCTCTGGAGATAACGTGTCCTTGTCAACCACCTGCCCGTTGTCCACGTTCATCAAATCAGGCGATGACACACCCAAAATCATGTTTTTGTAGATCGTTTCTAACGCAGTTTTTGCTGCTTCCAAAGTATCAAATACCAAGTACATCATAATTCTACCTACGCAGTTGGGGCTCTGTTTTTGTACGGATGATTTGCTGGAAGCGAACCTTCTAGCTCCCATTTCCAAGCAAGGTAGCCTTCAAGCAATTGGCGGGTGCTGTTATCAGGATCGGCTGATAGAAGTATCACTTCGGCAATGTTGCACGCCGTAGGGTTTCCGCCTGCATTATCATCGCCAAGCGTTATAGGAACAGACGATGCATCCCCGCCCTGTGAAAAAATAGCAGCCGTTGTACCTAGCACAGTAGATAACACTGCGTTTCTTTGTGCCGATGTCGATAAAAACATGCTGGCCGCAGAAAAATAAAGATTATCAGTGGTTCCGTTTCTGATTAGTCCGTGCTTTGTGTCGAAACCTAACGGAGCGCCAAAGCTGTTTGTTCCAGGGATCAAAACAGTTATAAAAAACCCTGTTTGAGTTGAAACCCCTGTCATTACATCGTTAACACCATCAAAATTTAACGATGGTCTACCGTTCAACCCGTTAGAAACAAAAGCCGGCTGTAATGATGCCGTGGCCTGAACAGCGTGCTTTGCGTTGCCAGATTTGTCCGACCACTGCGAGACGTTTGAGCCGTTGAGCGTAATGCTTGCCGTGTCTTCGGCATCCAACCACAGCGCAAGTGCAGACCCTAAATCATTTGGCCGCCACAACCTTGGCCCGCCAAACGCTGTGCCATCCCATCGGTAGGGATGTGTGTAAGGTAAGTTGCGAACTAGACTCATATCCATCCGCTCCATTTCCAAGCCAGGTAACCTTCTAGTTTCTGGCGGTCGGTAGTTGAAAGAGCACTTGGAGCAATAACAACTTCAGCAATTTGTCCGTTCATGTAACTGCTTGCAACAGGCGGCGTTGTTCCAGAAACGTTTTGGTACGCACCAATCCACAGCTCGTTAGTACTGTTTAAAGTATTTGTATCGCCAGCATAAGTCAATGTGGCGGTATTTGTACCGTTATCCCACACCTTGTCATACCCGTTTGAAACGGCTCTAGACCATTCCCCGCCAATAATTTTCGTGCTCGTTGAGCTATCCGCAACAGTAGTAAACAAGTTGCCGGCAGACGCATCCCAAGCAACAAGAAACGAATTGAACGGCGACCCTGTTCCAAAGCTGCCGCCGGATAGAAAACGGCCGAGTGAATATCTGCCCGCCCCCGCCCCCAGCAGTGACTTGCCTACAATAATGCCAGATTGGTTATTGGTTGCGTATTTAACGACAGTCATTATCGTTAAACTCGTAGTTCCAACATCCAGCGTGTCGCCAGCAGACATAAAATCTGCTGTGCCGTCAAAAGTCAAAGCAGGTTTCCCGCCCAAGACTGTCGCGCTGTAGGTAGGCTGAGCAGAGGCTGTAGCCTGCGAGAAGTTTCTTGAATTCCCAGACTTATCCGCCCACTGACTTACCGTGCTGCCGTTGAGCGTGATCGTGCTGGCGTCGTCCGCGTCGAGCCACAGCGCGAGAGACGCACCGAGGTCGGCGGGGGTCCAAACCCCAGCGCCAAAGAATCGCCGCCGGTCACGATGGCGAGTCAGCGGCCACATTTAGTAGCCCTCTCCGGCCATTACATGCAACGACCCGGTACCCGATGACGTTACGTATGACAGCACAGCATCGTCGTCAGACTTGCTTAGCACGATCTGAGTCGACGGCAGGACTGGGTAATCTGCTACCGTCGCCGCTACGCCGTCAGAGCTAATTCGCACGTAAGAAACAACCGACGTTGAGAAGTTAGTCAGCACAACCGACTTGGTTTTGTTCGGAAACGTCAGCGATGCCGCCGTAGCCGTTGGCGCAACAGTAACGCCTAAGCCGTAGTTGGGCGCAAATGGTGCCTGAATGGTCATAATGTCCTCTTAACCGACGCGGTACCAGACGTTCGCAAGTCCGTCGAATCGCAGTCTAAAAAATCCATTGGCTGATAACGTAGTAGGCGCGCCAGTAACAGTAGCGCCGTTACCGTTCACCGTGAGAGTTGTAATTGCTTGGGTGCAGTTGACCAGAATTTCTTGCTTGTCGACGCAGTTTGCCAGCAGTGGCAGCACCAGCGTGCCAGCAGCGAATCCAGCGGTTGGCAGCAAGATCAACCAAACGCTATCAGGACCATTCAGGATCGTGACCGAAAACCCGGTGGCAGACGGAGCGGCATACTGCGTGATCTTGTCATCGGCAACCGATGAGTCGGACAACACGTACTCCTTAAGCGCGCTGGCTGCGACCTTCCGGGCGTCGCCGCTCTCGCTGACGTAGACCGGGAATAAATCGCCGCCTGTGAGTCCGTCAGTGCTAGACAATTGGTTAATAGTTGGCATTGTGCGCCTTTAAGTGAACTCAATTTGCCCATCGCTCCCAGCGTCGATGCCTGGGTCGGTGGGATATAAAAATGGCTGATCGCGCCGCCAAGGCTTAGTCCCCGAGCCCGACGGCATCGAGGCAGGCAAACGCATCTCAATCGGCTGGCAGGCTCTCGACGCCAGCACATCAAACGCGGCCTTTGCCGTCGCCTTGGTCTCGGACTGCGCTGCCTTGCCGATACTGGGAGCGAGTCGCACCGCAAGGCCCGCAATGATCGCCTCATTGGCCGAGTCCGGCACCGATGTCTCAGCATCAATGTCGCTATTCTCCGGGCTGCCAGGCAGCGGATACGATAGGCGGATGCCCTGGCCGTTCCACTGCGCCATCATCGCGTCCAGGCGGCGTAATGCGCCTTCTAATTGCTCTGGGGACAGGTCAAACACATAGGATGCAAGCCCCAGCTCCTCGAACGCGGCGGTCACATACTGACGCTTGCTATATCCCATTATTCCCCCAGCGCCTCAGCAATTAACAGACCGAGCTTGCGGTCCGACGTGCGGCCATCGAATTTTAAACCCAACTCGACCGCTTTGGCCTCTAATTCCGCGCGGGTAGGCGGTAAGTCATCGCCAACCACATCGCCCACATCGTCAGCGCTTGCAACGGGCTGATCTTTTGGCGTGAGCGCCGATACAACGTCATCTGACCATCCGTCCTTCAGTGCTGCGTCGCGGGCATCGTCATTATCGACCAATAGCGTATCAAATGCGCTGCGATCCTCGCGCCGTCCTTGCGCCTTGCGATAAACAAATGCGGGGTATTCCATCACTTGCCCTTTTTAGCCGGTGCCTTGCTTGGTTTGCCTGCCTTCATAGCGGCAGTCCTGGCAGTCGATAGCGCAATGGCCACCGCCTGCTTTTGTGGTTTGCCAGACTTCACCTCTTTCGAGATATTGGCCCCAATGGTTTTGGCCGAGTAGCCTTTTTTGAGCGGCATGGCGTGATCCTAAAAAACCCCCGGAGCCGCAGCCCCGAGGGTAAGCCGAACAACGAACTATTAACCGATCCGATACGTAACAAACGTGCTGGCCGCAGTCTTACGGGTGCGGAAGTTGCCGGAGGTGTTGGCCGCCACAACCATATTACCGAGGACAGTGTGACCGGTGGCCGCCTGCGCAACGGTAAACGCATTGGTTCCGCCAGTGTTAATCACCGCCCAGTCGAACGCCTCGTCAACCAGAAAGTCAGACCCGGCCTCAGTCAGTGCGCCCGTCGGCAGGGTGCCAGTCACAGCGGCGGCCGTGGTTGACGTAATGATTCCGCCAAGCAGATTTCCGATGGTCAGCGTGGCCGTGGCATTAACGGCTGCCGGAGTAGGCTGCACCGTTGCCTCGCGGCGATCCTGCTTGACCACTGGAGCCGAGCCGACCTCGTATTGCGCCTCTACGCCACCAGTCGCCTCGATGATGATCGACGCGCCGGAAGCGTAGGGGCCAAACACGGCCTGGCTGTTATTGACCGTGCCGACCGCTGCAACCTGATCGGGGTAATTGGGAAACCCGACAACGCGCGAGATCGTCGCATAACCCTGGGAATAAACCGCGATGGATTCTCCGGCCGGGACGGCGACCGTAACGGTGCCATTAGCTGCTAACAACATGATAGTGATCCTTTATGAATTAAGCCTGGCCGAACAGGATGACGCCGGACATTTCGGGCTGCTTATTGACCACGCCATAAAGCGTATCAATCCGGAACTTGGTGCGCATGGTGTTGATGTCGTAAAACTTAGTCATCACCAGCTCAAGACCCTGGTCGGTCGTTCCGCGCTGCACAGCGACGCCAGCATCGGCGGGCACTGCATAGCGACCCGGCAGAATCTCGATAGCGTCCTTCTGCCAAAACGGGTTGACGTTTGCAGTCGTGGTATTCAAAAACACGATTGCAGCGTTGGAAGCCGTCGAGGTGAAGGTCACGTTTTGATACTGCGCCTCGGCATCGGTGCCACCCTGGCCACTGATGATCGGGGGCGAAACTACCATGGTCGTGCCGGTCAAGACCTGCATAACGCGGAAGGTCTTAAGCTGGCCCGTGCTGCCCTTGGTAATGTGATGCACAGCCTCGCAGTTAGCGATCGTGAACGCATCACCTGCGGCGACGTTAACCGTGCTGGACACCGTGATGGTCTGGAACCGGTTGTCCACGTTGGCCGACTCGCCTGTCGCGGCAACGGTCGTTGCCTTGGGCACCCAGTAGTTAGCGGCACTTG